CTTGCAACAACCTTTAACCACCCCTTAACAGCTTGCAACAACCTTTAACCACCCCTTAACAGCTTGCAACAACCTTTAACCAACTGTAACCAACTTTAACAGGCCCGCTTGCAACAGCTTGCAACAGCTTGCAACAGTCTTTAACCAACTGGTTACAGTTGTTAACAGTTTTATTAATCCTTAACAACCTATTAACAACCCTTAACCAACTTTAACCAACAAAAACAAACTGTTAACAACTGTAAAAATTTAAAAATACCTATTGACAATTTAAAAAATATCTGTTATAGACTAGTTATAAGTTAATATAAATTTTAAAAAGGATATAAAACGATGACTTTTAGCATTACGGCAATAAAAACTTTAACGGCTGTTACAATTTACAAGGGGTTTATTGCGAATTAACAACGGAATCAATAGAACATTTAAACATTTTTTAAAAATAATTATTGACAAACGTAACAATTGTTGTTATACCTTAGACAGGTTTTAGAAAAGGATTGAATAAGATGATAACAGCTGAAGAAAGAGACATCAAAAGGAAGTTAAAGAACAATAAGAAACTTTATATATTCTTGTTGATTCTATCAATAGTCCTTGGCTTGCCTTGGATAGCTTTCTTGGCTCTTTTGCCAGCTATAAGAATTATTAAAATAGCACTTGAATAGTAGCAAAGCTACATATGACATACTTAAAAAGTATTGACACCAAAGAAAATATATGCTAACGTAAACACACTTAATAAATTTGTGAAAGGAAAGAGAAATGACACAAACAGCTTTACAAATCTTGGCTAGCAACCTTAAGACTATTAAAAACAGCAGACAGAAATACGAAACAACTGTGCAAGATTCTATTGAAGTCTTTTTGAACAACTATGAGGGCGCTTTAAGTCGTAACAGTAAACCTTTGCAGGACTTATTGGGAGCTGTAGCACCTAAGGACGTTCAAATTATCAAATGGTACCTTGCAAAATGCTCTAACATCAAAGCCCTTAAAAGCAATGATAAAGGCAACTTGCAGATTGTAACGGCGGATAAGCAGCCTTTGCAAGTTAATGACTACATTATTGATCACTGCTGGTATGACTTAAAAGTATCTGTTAAAGTCACAGAGGATTTTAAAGACTTAAGAACAATGCTATCAAGTTTTAATAGCTTTCTTAACAAGGCTATCAAAAGCAAAGAAAAGCTACAATTAACTGATAAAACTATTGCAGACTTGAGCACTTTAAAGACACAGTTAGAGTCTTATAAATAGCTATAAAAGGGCTATTAGCAAACTGTTAGTAACCTTTTGATAGTTAGTTATGGATTTATTAACTAGCTAAGGACATAGTTTAAAAGCTATTTTAAGGACTATAGACAGGGGTTATTTAAAATTTGGTATAACTTATGCCTTATTATAAACTTTCCTTTGTACGCCCTTAAAAAGTGCCTTTAAATGGTTGTTTACAACTGCACCCACTGTAAACAGTCTTTAAAAGTTTGGTGCAAGATACATCTTTATGGTGTACGATTGCAGTTGCCAAACTGTTAGAGAGGCTTTTTAAGGCCCGTACAGAGGGTTTTATAGTTTTATAGTATAGTCTATCATAAAAACTAAAAGAGTGTACTGTACGGGCTTTAAACAGCTTTTAAAAGGGGTATTATACTATGAAGGTAACACACATAAAAGAATCTGTTAAAAATAGAACACATAAAGGCAACTTAAATAGCCGTACACACTACAGAATAACTTTAACAGAACAACACAAGACTATTATTGCTAATAGAAAACATAAACTATCTATCAGAGACAATAACAACGGCATTGATAAAGACACAAGAGATTTTATAATTAATAAATGGTGTAATGCTGGTTATACTCTAAAAGACTTTTATAGTGTTGGAGTAGTTAAAGCTATACAAATACTAAGTAAATAAAATTAACACAAAACCAAGAGCCCTTATACAGGACTTGTTAAAGACAGTTAAGAGTTATTCTTTTAATAGACTTTAACAAGTCCTGTATAAGGGCTTTAATAGTTTTTAATAGGGAGTAATTAATAATGTTATCTAATAAGTATAAACAGTCTTTAAAAGATTTAAACAGTAGAATAGAGCTGTTAAAAGATAGAATAAGTCTATTAAAGACTATTAAAGCTAATAAAGGTATAATAGATATTAAAGATTATACTGCTGTTAAAGAGTCTTTAACATACTGTAAGAGTCTTAAGAGAACTATTAAAGCTAATACAGCTATTACAAGTCTTTTAAAAGACTATTAATAGACTATTAATATATCTTTAATAATAGTATCACCCCCTGGCAACCTACAAGGTTATTATACAACACTTTATAGAGGTTGTCAAGTACTTTTTAAAACACAATAAGGAACTGTAAAATATATTCTTTTGTAGAAAATACACCAGTCTTTTTTAATTGTGGAGTGCTTAATAAGTATTTACATACTGTGTTACCATTAGCTGCATTAGATAAACTTAGTGAGAAATATATAAGCTCAATAATAAGAGCTAATCTTGAGACACCTATTATAGTTACTTATTTAGGTGGTTCTTATTATAAGTTTAATAGTCTTTACACAGATTGCTCTACTAATAAATTGATATTCTTAGGAGAATTATAAAGATGTATAAATGGGAACTTAATAAAGCTGTGTTGTTTCAGCCTAAAGAAGTTATTAATAATTTAAATGACCTCTTTAATGTTAGATTTAGAGAGCGCTATTGTAGATGGCTTGAACACGTTCTCGAAGAGAATATTTATGCGCCTATTATGCTAAAGAAAAATGGAGTTGATTCGTACATATATCAAGTTTTTGGAAGTGTCTCTTATATTGATACAATACGCAGAGGAAATTATATAAGATATAATCAGTCTCAAATTACATTAGGAGAACTTTAATGATTCATTTAATAGACATATTAAAGATTGCAGTAGGTGTTTTTAATATGGTTCTGAAAGATTCATAAGCTGGTAACAGCTATGATAACCTCCCTTAAGAGGGCTTGTTTTAACTTAATAGAAAAGGAAAAGAATATGTTGGATATTAACAAACTGATTGCTGATTTGAAAAAAGCTGCTGGTGATTCTGTAACTATCACTGTCAATGTTGTTTCAGCTGATACAGCAGCTCCTGAAATGCCTTACACAGACTTTAATGTAGGTGATAGAGTTATGGTACGCCACATTAAAAAGGATGGTACAGGCACTAAACATACTTGGGGAACTGTAACTGAGGTTCTTCAAAAGGATAATAAAGGCTGGTACACTCGTGTTGCTGGTGATAATGCTTGTCATTACAAGACTGGTCTTAAGTATGATGAAGAAAGACTTGGGTCTAAAATCATTAGCTTAGACTAATAGTAGGCTTGTGTAATCGGGGAGCTTTGCTCCCCGTATTCTTTTATGTAGGAGAAGTAAAGTGCAAAACGAAGAGATTATAAGAGCTTTTAGAGCTATTGAATTATTGTTTAAAGATATTGATGTGTCTAAAATGAAGAGAGAAGACCTTTCAAAGATAGATAAATCTGAAAGTGATACCTTTATTATGGCTATCGATGATAAACTTAAAGAGTTCTTGGAAGTATTTAATAGATATGTTCTCAGAGATAAGAAAGTTTATTCGTTGATAAATGAAGAGTATCTTAAAAAGATTGAAGGTAAAGTATCTTTAACAGTATCTTTCGATAATTACATTGATACTTTAAGACTCCTTAAAGCTGCTGGTATTGATGCTTATCCTGATATTGATGAGTGTCTGTTAAATCCTGATTTCAAAAAGCATATGGATGAAATTGATGCTTCCTTTGATTACTCTCAATCTGTTGACTGTCCTTTGAAGTCTCTTAATCCTTTGGAAGAATTGAAAGCTTTACTAGCTTTGTCACAATATCCTAATGGACTTGGTAAAGAAATCTATGAGTACGCTAATAAGGAACACGAGTTTGTACTTGAAGCTTTCAAAGACTTTAAAGTTACTAACAATCGTATCTTCATTCCTCTTTCAGAAGCTGATAGATACAGACTTAAGCAGTTCCTTGTTGAACGTAAGCAAACAGATAAGCTCTCTATGTACTCTGAAATGAAAGCTATTGTTATCTCTAAGAATCCTATTGATTATTTCTATTGTTCTTATGGTAATGCTTTTCAATCTTGCTTTGCTCTATCATCTAATTATAAATGTTGGTATGGCTTTGTTCCTTTTGTAACAGCTGATGAAAGCTTTATTGTGTATGGAACTACAGGGGATGTGATGAAAACATCTGTTATCTCTGGCACAAAATTCCATAGTCCTAATATGTTATGGAGAGCTTGGGGATATGCTGATGAAAATAAAAACTTGTTGCTTGATAAAAAGTATCGTAACAGTAACTACAATCTTCTTATTGAATTCTGTTGCAAGTTCTTAAAAGATAAGTTCAATGCTATCTGTGATGGTCCTCATAGTTCAGATGAGAGAAGAAGTCTTTTTAATGGAGGCAAGGGATTGTATAGAATCTTTAGAGAAGAATTAAAGTTCTATTCAGATTCTTTAATAGCTGATAACAGAAGAAAGAAAGTAGACTTTAAGTATGGCTGTGGTATCAATATTGATGCAGAGTATATTCCAGAATGGATGAGAGATTACTCTGATTTCCTTACACATGCAAAGTCTTGTAGTAGCATTGGTTCTATAAACTTAGACAGTCCTAGTGTTATTGTTAATGGTGTTCTCTTTACACCTAAGAGATGTCCTATAACAGGTTTAAATATTCCTGAAGAAAAGAGTAAGCACGAATACTCAAAGTATTTTTCAAGTCCTGTTTCATCTCTTGCTGTCATTACTTATATTAATGGTGGTATTCTATTGGATTCTATCGCATCTTCTTCACGTGAAATTTCTACTTCTCACTTCGGTATTAGAGGTGCTAGAACAGATAGAAATATATTCTCTGAAGGATGTTTATATCTTTATAAAGGTATTAATTCTTCAGTATCTATGCCTTCTTTAAAGTCTTTGAAAGAACATCTTAAAGGATACATTAAAGAGACTTCTTTAGATGCTATCTTGTTGAGAGTTGTTGAAGATGACAAAGTAACAATACAAGTATTTAAAAGGTAAGCTTATGAAAGATTTAATAAAACTTTATTCTATCTATTCAGTTGGTCAAACTGATGGTGAGAGAGAAATCTGTGATTGGATTTGTGCAAAGCTTGACAGTCTTAAGGTAGTTTATAAAAGGATTGGTAACACTATCTATAGCTTTACAAAGAACAATAAGGTTATGTTATCAGCTCACTTAGACCAGGTAGATACTAATGGTAAGCCTGCACATTTCTATCAAGATTCTATTGGAAATATTGCAGCCTTTAATAGCAAATGGCAAAGGACTTCTTTAGGTGCTGATGATAAGAACGGTGTGTGGATTATTCTCAAGCTCCTTGAAAAGGGTTATAAGTTTGACTTTATTATTTCAGAGTGTGAAGAATGCGGAGGCTTTGGAATAGCTAAAGTAAACCCTTATATAGAGGAGTCATCAGCTTCTTATTGTCTTGTGCTAGATAGAAAAGGAAACTATGACATCCTTAATAAGGGTGGTGCAACAGTATATTGCCAAGCTCTTGCACATAACCTTAAGAACTTTTTTAACAATGGTTACTTTGTTACTACTGGAGGTATGTCCGATACACAAACAATATGTAAGCATAAAGAGTCTGTTAATATGTCTGTTGCATACTTTGGACCACATACTAAAGATGAATACACAGATTTTAATAGACTTAAAGAAATCTTAAATGATGTAGAGAAAGTTGTTAAAGGAGACTTTGTACATTACGCTTCTAAGCCTGCTGATTACACTCCTACATCTGTAACAGCATACCCTAAGCATTTGTGGAAGGATATTTATGATGCATAAGTTATTTGAATATGGTAAAGTATATTTATCAGATGATAAAGGCAATATAGTAGGACCTTATAAAAGCACTGTTGAAGCTTCTCTATATGCTGTAGAGAATGACACGATACTTATTGCATTAGACCCTTTAGTAGGGCGTAAGAAACCTAAGAAGACTGTAACAGGTATCACGTTGAACTTCAATGATAACACAATAGATATTAAAGGTGCTGCTTGTTGTGGCTATGAAGAGGGTACTGCTAGTATCAAAGATGAAGATTTAAAAGAACCTCTTAAGCTTATTGATAAGTGCTACTCTGCTTTTAAGGATACTGAGGTTATTGGCACACCACCAATTGCAGGAGAATGTTTAGATGCATTGTTATATATGTGATAGGGAGACTACTAACTTTAGGAAAGACCCTGATGGTTCCTTTGTTTGTATTTGTTCTTCTTGTAGAAAAGCAATCAATGATTGTAACAAAATCTATAAAGATATATATGAGGATGATGTATATGTAAAGGCATCTTCAATGTCTGATGTAGAACTTATAGAGTACATTGATAAATCTATAAAGGAATAGCTACGATGTCAAATACATTTATGTATATTAAAGTAGATAAGAATATACCTGTGAAAGAGTATTTAAAATTCTTTGAAGATAATTTTAAAGGTGACAGAAAACATTACTATGATTATATATTTGAAGGATGCGGAGGAGAAGGCTATTATTGTCTATATGATGGACTATTTAGACCAGAGGAAATGTCTTATGCAAATATTAAAAGATGTCTTTCTGAGGAACCTTCACTTGAGCCTGTCTTAGTTACTGTAACTTTAGGAGAAATACAATGACTGTTAAAGAACTTATACAAGAACTGAATAAGTATAAGGAAGACATTGAAGTTTCTTGTGCGGTTGATACTAGCTATAGTCTATGGGCTTATCCTGTATCTTCTATAGCTATTCGTAGTGCTTATGAGGATGGTGAATTATCTGAAGAAGGTTCTTCTAAACGTCTTTGTATATTTTTAAAGGAGAATGGATAATGCGGATTTCAAAAGAGTTTATAAAAAGCCTGCCAGAATTTTCCTATTGTTCTTTTAAAGGTACAGAGGGTGTTCTTTATAAAGGCTCGAGGGCTTTTTACTTCTTGAGTAATGATGACTGTTGGAATGGAGCTTACTGTTCGCAGCGAGAACAAAAGGGTTTCTCCTATTCTTGGGCATTAGATCTTATATCTGTAACAGATGGATTATATGATGGCAGTCTTATTCTTAAAAATGATTACTATAGAATTGGAGAGCTGTGATGTATAAGTATATACCTGTCCTATATAAAGATAGAATTTGTTTACTATACTCTAACGATGGCGATAGTTATTATTTATTTAATAATTTACCAGATTATGATGGAGCTAAACCAAATGATAAATTACTTATTCAAAACCATTTCATTTATAGCTGGCACATACATAAAAGCAATGTTAATATGGCTTTTAATAGTGGTGTATTTAAACACTATCTAGGACCACTTAATATTAAAATAGGAGAATTATAATGTCTGTTAAAGATACTATGCAAAGAATTGCAGAAGAAAACGGAGCAGTTCTTTCAAAGAATGCTGATAGAATTTGTAAGATTAAAGAAAGAAACATTGATGAGTATGCTTGTCCTTGTTATCCTGATGATGTTGAACACTATTGTATGTCACAGCTTTGTAGAACAGAGTTGATGACTAAAGGAAGATGTCATTGTGGTTTATTTGAGAGGAGTGTGAAATGATTACATCTATTATATTAATAATGCTTTTGTTGATTGATGCAGTTCTTTTGTATAAGTTCTATGAAAGCCATAGAAGATATAAAAAAGCTTTAATAAAGATTGCATATGATGAAGCTGTAGGTTATACCAGTATGCCATCGGTAGCTATCAGAGCTTTAAAAGGAGTAGATTAAATGGCTTTAATTCATTATGTAGTTTGTTCAGATTTTGGAGAAGGTAAGGAAGGGGCTGTTAAAGCTGCTGCTTGGCTTAGAAAGAAATATAATATAAAGCGTAGGTCGAGATATATTCGTGAAGAATTTAGAAATGGTGAACCTACTGTATGCTTTGTTGAAGTTTGTGATGATGGCTCTGCTGTCGTCACATCTTTTGAATGTGTAAGAGAAGAAAATCTAAGTTGGATTAATCTTTGTAAACATTCTTTATTAAGTAGGATGAGACTTGTGCAGCTTTATACAGATAGAACTATGCTTGGAGAATTGTAATGGCTAATTTAATAAGAGCACATCAGCCTTGTGAAGACTGTGGAAGTCACGATGCCTTATCAATGTATGATGATGGTTCTTCTTATTGCTTTAGTTGTAACACCTATAGAAAGAATAGCGTTAAAGAGGTTGTGTATATGGATGAAGAAACTTTAAAAGATATTAAACCTGAAGCAGGACTCTATCCAGCTGATGGCATCCCTGATAGAAAGCTAACAGCAGATACTTGTAAAAAGTTTGGTGTCAAAGTTATTGTTAAAGCTGGTGGTATCGCTCAGCACATCTATCCTTACTATAATAAAGAAGGTAAGTTTGTAGCTCAAAAGGTAAGAACAGTATCTGGTAAACAGTTCCATTGGCTAGGTTCTGCTAAGTCTGCAACACTCTTTGGACAAAATGTATTCCCTGCCAAAGGTTCTTACATTACTGTTACAGAGGGAGAGCTAGATGCTATGTCAGTCTTTCAAATGCAAGGCAGTAAGTATCCTGTTGTGTCTGTCAAAAGTGGATGCACAGATGTAAAAAGCATTAAAGAGAACTATGAATACTTAGATAGCTTCGACCATATTGTGCTATGCTTTGATGGTGATGAAGCAGGACGTAAGAATGCACAGAAGATTGCAGCAGTTCTTCCACCGAAGAAAGTAACTATTGTAAAAATGCCTGATGACTTGAAGGATGCTAGTGAATTTCTTAAGGCAGGTAAGGTGGAAGAGTTTAAGAATCTCTGGTGGAAGGCTGAAGAATATAAACCTAAAGATATTGTAACTATGTCAGAGCTTTGGGATAGACTTCAAGAGTTTAATAAGACTAGACAATATCTACCAACACCTTGGAATGGTATTAATGAAATGATATATGGTGTAAGACCTTCACAAGTTATTGTATTTGCAGCAGGTACAGGCCAAGGTAAGTCATTGTTTTTAAAGACTTTTATTCAGCATCTATTAAAGACTTCATCAGTTCGTATCGGTGCTTTCTTTCTTGAGGAGGTAGCAGAGGATACAGCAATATCTTTAATGTCTTTAGAAGCTGGTAAGAATCTACGTAAGCCTGATATATGGAAGGCACAGACTCAAGAAGATTTAAAGAAATGGTTTGATGATTCTTGTCAAGGTAATAGACTAGACTTGTTTGATGGCTTTGACTTTGATGACATAGACCTGTTAATAGATAAGATTAGATATCTATCAAAGGCTAGGGATTGTAAAGTTATTATCTTAGACCATATTACAATGGTTGCAGAAGGCAGTGATGAGAACACAACAGCTAAACTTAATAGACTTATGTCAGAACTTAAGAAGATTGCTGTTGAAGAAGGGCTTGTTGTACTTGCTGCTTGTCATCTTCGTAAGTCTGCTAATGCTACAAAGACACACGAAGAAGGTGGTCACGTATCTCTTGATGATTTGAAAAGCTCTTCAAGCATTAAACAGTTATCAGATATTGTTATAGGTCTCGAAAGAAATAGTCAGGATGAGAACCCTACTAAAGCTAACACAACTGTCCTTAGAGTATTAAAGAATAGAGACTTTGGTGTTAAGGGTCCTGCATCTGCTGTTGTATATGATAATGAAACTACAAGACTTATTGAAACTTCATTAGAGGATTTTGAAGATGAGTAACTATTACTTTTTATTGCCTGATAATAAGCCTGAGACATTTATAGAGTATACTAAAAAGCTTATTAACAGTGGTGAATTTCCCTTCTTAAAGGAGGGTATAAGCTATGTAGGAATGTATAATGGAGAATATAATATTCCTTCTTTAAGGGTTGAGCAATATAACTACTGGTGTTTCTATGGGAAAAATAAGAAAGATGGGGATATTATTAGGTATGATTTTGTTAATAAGCAGGAGCTAGGAGAATTGTAATGCCTACTTATATTATAAAGTTACCTAATAAAGATGATGATACTATAGCAAAAGCTTGCAATACACTTTATAATATAAATAAAGGTGCTATTACATATAACTTAAAAAGTATTCAAGAAACTATACATGCTTTTGAAGAATATGATAGCGTATTTTCTTATGCTTCTTATATTTATATCACAAGTTTTGAATTTAAATTTAAATCTAGTTTATGGAAGGAATTACCTCTGTGCTTGATAGAAACAAATACACAAAAGAAAGATACAGAGATTTAACAAGCTATTTAGATTTTGAAACAGAGTATTATATAATCCTTAACTGTATTGACAGACTTAAGAGTATACTTATTGATCGCTATGGTAATCTAAATAGAGCTTCTATAGTTCTTGGGTATACTGCACGAGATTTGTATAGGCGTTTTGAATATCTTTGTATTCTTCCTAACTTAAAAGGGCTGGCAAAATTGTGTAAAAGACTTGACATAAGTTTTCAATATGCTATACTGGGGGGTGATGAAGAACACTACAAAGTTTCTAAAATTACTTTTGGCAATCTACGTAATCTCTATTCAAGTGCCTATGTAGATAGAAAGAATCCACTTATTACAGCTGCAATATGTAATGCCTACTTTGGTAGAACTAAATCAGTACCTATTAAATACTTAATAAGAATTGCAAGAGAACAACGAGTAACTATTGACTGGTTATTGGAGGGATAAGATGATTACAATAGTGTTATTATTTCTACTGTTTACTATAGGTAGTATAAGATTTATAATTACTGGTAAAGTGTGGACAGTATCTGCTTATAGGCTTCAAGAAAGAGTAGAGTGTCTTCTTTGTATAGATCTAATTATTGAGAGTATATGTTTAATATGGATAATGCTATGAAAAGATGTGTTTGTGATATTGAAACAGATGGTATAGAAAACTGCAAGCATATCTGGTGTTGTGTTTGTAGAGATGTAGATACAAATGAGATAACAATATTTAGAGAAGGTGACTCTGAAAATGCTAGAGAGTATTTTAAAAACTATCAAAAGATTATTGGTCACAATTTTATCAGCTTTGATGCTTATTGGTTACATACTTTGTGGGGCGTTCATATTCCTGTTGACAATATCATTGATACTCTTGTGCTATCTAGGTTGGCTGACAGTAGTAGGAAGTCTCATAGTCTACGGGATTGGGGTCTTCGTCTGGGAGTATACAAAGATTATAATGAAGACTGGAGTAAGTGGTCTCAAGAGATGGAAGAGTACTGTGTCCAAGATGTTAACGTCAATCTGGCAGTATATAAACAACTTCAACAAGATTTAAAAGGGTACACCAGAGAATCAATATACATTGAGCAGTACTCTCAAGCTATCTTAGCACTCCAGCATAGGAAAGGATTTAAGCTTAATAGAGCTTTAGCTGAATCTGTTAAGGCTGAGATAGATAATAGATACTTTGAAATCATTACTAAGCTTAAAGAGCTTATGCCACCTAGAGAAGTTAAGAAGTATAGTCCTAAGTTGTGGGCTGTTAGAAGAAACAAAGATGGAACTATCAACAGCGTCTCTCAAAGAATTATTGATAGCGGTATGGTAGAGCCTACAGGTTTACCTGATGTATATAAAAGATACTCAATAGAGTGGAAGGAGTTTTCTATAGATAGTCCTTCAGAGATTGTTGAAAGACTTAAGGGATATTGGAAGCCTTACATTATGACACCTGCTGGTCAACCAAAGGTCTGTGAAGAGAACTTAGATACTTTAACAGAAGAAGCACCAGAAGAATTTAAACTTATAAAAGAATGTAAAGTTCTTAAGAGTAGGTCAACGCTAATACAATCTTACTTCGATGCTTGTGATAGCAATGATAGAGTTCACGGAGATGTATTAAGTATTGGAACAGCTACTCATAGAATGGCACATAGAAATCCTAATACTGGTAACATTCCTTCTAAAGGTCTTTATGGTAAAGTTTGTAGAGAGATGTACACAGTTGATGAAGGACGCTTATTAGTTGGTTGCGATGCTAGTAACATTCAGTTAAGAGGTCTGTGCCATTATATGAAAGATGAAGCATTGCGTTATAATATTCTTCATAAAGATATGCACTATTACTTCAGTACTTTATATGGCCTTAATCCTGCTGATAAAGAATACGATGAGTCTAATGAGGATATGGTAGCAGGACGTAAGAAGGGCAAGACGTGTACCTTTGCAATTATTATGGGAGCTGGTGAAGCTAGAATAGGTAGACTTTTAGGTAGCTCTAAGAAAGGTAAAGAAGCCTTTGATAATCTTAAAAAGAATTGTAAAGGTTGGACAAAGTTTAAACAAGAGCTTGAATACAGAGCTAGCATAGGATACTTCATAGGTCTTGATGGACGTAAGGTTCCTTTAAAGAATGCACACTTTGCTATGTCTACATATTTACAAGCTTATGAAGCTGTCTGTATGAAGTGGGCTATGATAGAAGCACATAAAAGAATTAAAGAAGCTGGTCTCGATGCTTTCCAAGTTGCTGTAGTTCATGATGAGATGCAATGGGACTGTGCAGAGAAAGATGCAGAGGCTGTTGGTATCATACTACGGCAGTGCATCAGAGATGCAGGGGAACATTACAAGTCTTTTTGTCCTCTAGAGGGGGAGTACAAGATAGGTAACAACTGGTTAGAGACACACTAGCAGATTTGCTACTGCTACTCCACTTTTACAAGACTTACTGGAGAAAATAAATGACAGGATTAGGAAACATAGATGATGTCTATAAGCATTATCTCAAGGTTATTGATGAAAACCAACAGCTCAAAGAACTGCTGAGAGAGTGCAAGGGAGAATTAGAATATCTTTATAAATGGTATTCAGACCCAAACGGAGGAAGTCGGAGTGAACTTTTACATAAAATAGACAACGCAATAGGAGAAAAGTAATGTCATATTTAGAAGAACTTTTGCCCGAGTTCAGAAAGGGGGCTAAGATTAGATGTGATTATTGGGATGAGGGGAAATATATTCAATTAAAAGAAGATAATTATATATATGATAATGAGGATGATAGAATAGAACTTTCTAGTTTAACTATTTTTGGTAAATCATGGGAGCTTTACCAAGAGCCTTTCGACTGGGACTACATCATCAAGAACAAATGCCTTTGCTATTTTTGGGACGGTTCAGGAGATTACAAAACTTTAGGAATTTTAATAAAGGTAAACGAAAACAGTACACTTTGTCGTTATCATTGTAAAAAGAGTAATGGTGATTATTACCAATATGCAAACTGCCGCCCTGTCCGCAGAGATGAAGTAACTTTTTATGAGGAGCAATCAGATGAATAAAGTATTAGACAGTTCTGAATATATCATAGAGCCTGGCACAGACTTTAGAGAGGTTGTTAATTTCTTCAATACTATGCATTGGTCTATTGATAGGATGGCAGGCTTACATAGCGTTATTGAAAGGTCAAATATAACTGGTGATAGCTTTGTAATATTCTTAAAGGATAATGTACCACACGTTAAAAGACTTAAGGAGATTAAGGAAGAAGAATGATACGTTTTATGTACTCCACCATGTTCGCCGGGAAAACAACAGACTGTCTTAAGGCTTATGATATCTATCGTAGGAAGAAGATGAACCCCATCATACTTAAGCCAGCTGTTGACGATAGAGAAGGGTCTTTCAAAGGCTGGGGCTGGACACAGTCCCGTATCACCAGAGACAGACAGCCTGCGTATTATTATACAGACCTTCAAAAGGAATTGCCACAGCTTGATTATGGTTGTATCATGGTTGATGAAGCTCAGTTCTTAAGCCGTGATGATGTCTTGTATCTGGCTGATGTAGCTGATAGGAAGAACATTCCCATGCTTGCATATGGACTTAAGACAGATGTTAATGGCAATCTATTTGAAGGTGCAGCAGCTCTGTTAGCGGTGGCTGATGAATGTCATGAGCTGACCACCTTATGTCAGATGCCAAACTGTATGAACCCTGCACAAGTTCATCTAAGGTATGTTGACGGACATGTAGATACTTCTAAAGAAGCTGTTGCTATTGAGAAAGGTAATGTGACATACCGTGCTGTGTGTCGTAAGTGCTGGAGGGAGGCTACTAAATGAGCAATGAATATAAAGACTGGAAGAGGGACATGGATGATGAATATTATAGCTGTGCTAGGGCTTTTGCTAGACACATCCACGACCACTCACCAGACTATAAAGATTGGTTTGTAAAGAATTTTCCAACAGTATGGGAGGAAGTCTATCATGATGACACACTTTGAATGGTTCTGTTTCATACTGTGTGTCTGTCTTTGCTCATATGGCCTTGTAGATTCTTATAAAGAACTGCAGGAGATAGAAGCACTAGCCTATAACTGTTACTTTGAAGCACGTAATAGTACTATTGAAGACCAGATAGCAACAATGGTAACAGTCATGAATAGAGGTAAACCATCTGTTGAAGTCTATAAGAAGAATCAGTTCAGCTGGACTAAGGAATATGCAAAGCCTGCTGACAATCCTGCACTAGATAAGTGCAAAGCTTTAGCAAAGATGGTTTATAATAATCACGACTTGTTCAAATCTAAAGATATCTGTAAACATTATACTTCGGTTCATGCAAAGTATGGTGAAGGACATTGGACAAAGTCTTTTAAAAGGAGAACACAGATTGGTAAACACTACTACTACTGCAACTAATCCTAACTACTGTTATAAGTTCTATTACAAGTATGATGACACAGTGGTTGAGTATTCTTTTAATGCTGATGTAAACTTTGATAAGTTGCTTACACACTTTAAGAGATTCTGTCAAGGCTGTTCATGGCATGCAGATACTGTTGAAAGAATTATTTCAAAAGATGAAGAAGAGTATTGACGGTTAGCATCGAAGATGCACGTTAGTATTAAATGCTTGACAAATAAAATTATTGTGTTATAATAATCATGTTAACTAAGGAGAAACAAATGGCAAATGAAATCATTTTGAAGAACGTTAAACTTAGATGGGCTTATTTGGATAAGCCACAGACTACTGGAGAGTTTGCATCTAACAAGTATCAGGTTGATGTAGTACTCGATGCAGCTTCTAAGAAAGCTGTGGAAGGTATGAAGAGTAGCCGTCAAAAGTTTAAAGAGAAAGATGGAGAGACTATCATCACTCTTAAATCAACTGTTAAGCCGCATGTTTATGTCATGGATAAAGGCATTAAGCGTCTGATGACAGATGAAGAGCTTAAGACAGTTGGCAATGACACTATTGCACACGTTAAAGTCAATCAATACAACACTAAAAAGTACGGTGCATTCGCTGGTTTGGGTGCTTTGAAGATTGTTGAATTGAAGCGTTACTCTAGTGATGACGACTTTGGAGATGATGATGACATCTTTGAAGCATCTGTAGAAGATGACGAAGACCTTATCTAAAGACTTATCTAGTCTAGTAGAGGACGTGTACAAAGTTTTAGAAGACTGTGAAAATATTAAACAAGAAGATATCTCTTTCCTTTCAGAAGCCTTAACGGCGACTATTATTAACAGACTTTCACAGTCTTCTAAAAGACGTGACCACTTATCCTTATCATCAATAGGGAAACCTTTAAGGAAATTGTGGTATGAGTTAAAAGATCCTATAGATTCTTCAGAAGAGCCTCCACATAATCGTCTGAAGTTTTTATATGGAGATATTATTGAGACATTAGTACTGTGGTTAGCTAAGATAGCTGGTCATGATGTTAAAGATTGTCAACGAGAAGTAAGACATCACGGTATCGTAGGACATATTGATAGCATCATTGATGGGGAAGTTGTGGATGTTAAGTCAGCTAGTCAAAGAAGCTTTATGAAATTCTTATTAGGCTCTCTCGCTGATGATGATCCCTTTGGTTACCTTGCACAGATAGCATCATATGATGAAGAAGTTGGTAAAGGTAATCCCGCATTCTTTGTAATGAATAAAGTAACTGGTGAGTTGTGTTTATATCAGCCTGATAGAGACTTTGATATGCCAGATACTAAAGTTCTTATAGAGAATTGTAAAGCTGCATTAGCTAAAGATACACCACCAGAGACTAAGTGCTATCAAGATATACCAGATGGCAAGAGTGGTAACAGATGTCTTGATAAAGGTTGTACATTCTGTCCTTATAAAAAGAAATGTTGGGAGAACTTAAGAGCTTTTAGATATTCTAGTGGTATTAAGTACCTAACACATATTGAAAAAGAACCTATTGTAGATGAAGTCATAGACTTCTGAATATATTAAAGGAGATAGATATTTGATTACGATTACTGAAACTAAATGGAGACCTTTTATTGAGCTTACAGCAGATGGTAAAGAACCTACAACATTCTATTTCGATGTTACTAAAAGACCTCTGATGTTTGCTGAACCTGAAAGAACTGTGATGCAGTTTGAAGAAGGTGCTGTTGTTGTAAAGGAATCTATGAAAGAAATCTTAGAAGCTGTTGATAAACTTATTGAGATTGAACAAGATAAGAAAGCAGAGCAAGCTAAGAAATATATGGAGGCTACTAAAGCCTCTGTAGAGAACACAAAGAAATTATTAGAAGAAGGTAAATAGCCTATGAAAATACTGGTGATAGCTGATACACATATTTCTCCAAGCAATGTTGAAGACTCTGAAAGTCTTTGGTATATGCTTGCACAATACTGCTGTATAAAAGCTAAACCAGATGTAATAGTTCACTTAGGCGATGTTGCAGACTTTAATAGTCAAGCTTGGAGAGTTGCTAACAGAGGTGTCAATACTTTTGAAGAAGAGATGGAAGCTGTTGATAGAGCTGTTAGCAACTTTAACAAGGTCTTTGAAGGCTATAACAGAGTACAAAGATTAAATCATAAGAGACTGTATAGACCTAGGTTAGTTCTTACACTAGGCAATCATGATGTTCGTAACGGCATAACAGCTGTTGCAGAATACTTTGAGCATAATGGTTGGTCTGTGTATGACTACCTAGAGCCTATACAGATTGATGGTATTACCTTTGTACATTGTGCGCATAAGGGTCTATCAGATACAGTATGCACTACTGCACAGGAGCTTGTAGAAAACTGGCATAGTGATATTGTAGTTGGTCACGGACACCATAAGGATTACTTTGAGAGCTTTTCATATGCTCTTGATAAACCTATATTCGGTATGAGATGTCCTTGCTTTATGATGGAGCCTTCTACATGGGCTGTGCAAACACGCAATAAGTGGTCTTTAGGCTTTACAGAGATTGATACAGAGTCTAGAACTTTCATATGGAGGAACTTAGATTGTCTTTACAGGATTTAATACAGCGTATTGCAAATCTTTATAGTATCGAGGATGTTCTGTATATTCTTGGTAAGGATACTGAATGGCTCCTGTATAGAATTAAGACAGAACTGTTAGAGCATAAAGAAGAATTTATATCTGGGGATGAATATTATACAAGGATTGATGAATGAATAGATACATTGGAATAGACCCTGGTGCTAAAGGTGCAGTAGCTGCTATAGATGATTGCGGTAATGTGTTGCACATTATAGACCTGTCCAAAGACTACCACATATACTGGTGTCTTCAACAAGACTTAGAAGATTTTGCAGGTTCTTATGAAGACACTTACGTAGCTGTTGAAGATGTATGTGGTAGACCTGGACAGTCTTGTCAAGCTAACACAACCTTTATGAAGCTAGCAGGTATGGCAGAATTAGTAGGGTATTCTATAGGTATCTTTCAAAAGGTAAAGCCACAGATATGGAAGAAACACTTTGGTTTAGTCTTTGACAAGTCTTTTACTAAGACACAGAAAAAACATAAGTCAATAGAACTGGCAAAGGAACTCTTCCCTTCTGTGGCAGATAAATTAACAGCTAGCAAGGATGGCAGAGCAGAGGCTTTATTGATAGCGCAATACATTAAGGAGTTAAAGAGTGTTCAACATAAATAAGAACTATGCAGAGCTTGCATACAGACAGGCACAGGGTCCTTATATCCCAAAGTTTTTAATAAGACAACAGAAGTTCTTAAATAGTTGTGCAAAGCTTTGTCCTAAGTGTGGTGCTATCTTGCCTATATCTGCTAAAGGTTGCGATAGTTGTTTATTTCAATTTGATAAATGGAGGAAGAATAATGTTAAGCGAGTGGGCAAGAGGGATATTAAAAGCTAATCGTATCCCTGAAGATGATGTTGCAGAAGTTAGTGGAGACATGACAGTAACTTTTAAAGATGGCAGTAAGAGAACTATTTGTGAAGTGTACAGTCGCGTTATGGGCTACATAAGACCTTCAACAGAATATAATGTAGGCAAATACAGCGAGTTTGAGAGTCGTAAATGTTTCTGTGAAGACGCTGCTGTTGCACATTTAGGAGATACACCAGATGATGCCGCGTAGTGTTACTGAAATATTCTATGATGCTGAAGAAGATATGTATGGTCATGATATGTTACAGCTAGACAATGTAAAGCTTGATGATTGCTATAGAATCATGGGTGAAATTATGGGATTGCTTGGTGAAGTTTATGAAGCTATTGGAGAGAAGAGAAATGAAGCGAACAGAGTTATTAGATAAAGCTAAAGAAATTATTACAGGTGCTAGAGAAGAGCATTACGGATCTCCTGAAGATAACTTTAGAAATATTGCAATGCTTTGGACAGCTTATTTAGATGATGGCGATACTTCTATTGTTATTCATCCTGAAGATGTAGCTATTATGATGATCCTTATGAAATGTGCAAGACTTAAATCAGATGAGAGACATGAGGATAGCTGGATTGATATAGCTGGCTATGCTTCTTGTGGTAGTGAGATTGTTAGTCATGGCTGATATATGCATGTGTCATAATTCGGAGGCCTGTAAAAGGGCCTCTACTTGTTATAGAGCTTTGGCTACGCCTAGCTACTATCAATCTGTAGCAGACTTTTACAAAGAAGATGAAGAATGTGAATATTACTGGGAGGTGTTAGATGATAATTCTTAATGGTATTTGGTGGGCTTTGTTAAGAGCTTGGTATGGTGGACAGTTTAAGAACACTGTACTAGGTAATCATAGAGGTATTCAAACAGTTGTTATGCTGGCTTCTATGCTGCCCTTGTTTATATGGAACTTTAACAACTGGTACTCTATTGCTATAGGTTCTGCATTAGCTTTATGGGTACAGTTCCAGTTCTGGTCAAGAGGGCATGGTCCAGCCTTTGATATAGGCACAGACAAGAATCCTTCTGAAGGAACCATTGATAGATATGATGACAGATGGTTTGACAAGATCTGTAAAAAGCTTGTACCTGAAGATCTATGGTACACAAGAGAATATGATATGCTGTGGATGTTGCTGAGATATACTTGTCCAATGATTCCACTGTCTTTCATAAGTCCTTGGTATCTCTTATGCGGTATTGTAGTACCATTCATATATGATTACAGCTGGAAGAAGTTTGGTACGTGGTATCCTGGAGAGTATGCTGTAGGATTTGTATTTGGTATTGTTACAGGAGCTGTTGCCTATGTATAAAGAAATGACAAAAGCATTTGAAGGGCTAAGATTAAAGCCTTATAAATGTTCTGCTGGTAAAACTACAATAGGTTATGGCAGGAATCTTGAAGACGTTGGTATTAGTAAGTTAGAAGCAGATTACTTATTTAATGCAGACTGGAATAGGGCTGTTCAAGATGCTATGAGAATATGCAAAGACTATGATATAGATTATAAACAGCTAATTGAACAGCGTTTTTACGTCCTTACAGACATGTGTTTTAATATGGGCTATGCTCGTACCAAAGCTTTTAAGAAGATGCTCACAGCCCTTAAAAAGGGCCTTTATGAGGATGCTTCTAAAGAGATGTTAGATAGTATGTGGGCTAAGCAAGTTGGTAATAGAGCTATTAAGTTAGCACATCTAATGAAAGGATAAGAAAATGATAGAGGCTTTTACAGATTCTTCTTATGATGCTAAGAGAAATATAGCAGGGATTGGCATAGTATTCAATAAAGGTATTAAAGAAAGAAACATAAGTAACTTTGTAAAAGCCTCTTCTAATAACTACGGAGAGATGTTTGCAATATATGTAGCAGCTATTATATTGCATGGCAAGGATGCTACTATCTATACAGATTCTCAAACAGCTCTTCAATATATCGATGACAATATAAAAGATAAACCAAGGACATGTCAACAGTATATAGAGCACATGCATATGAAGATGATGGCCTATAAAATAAGACGCTTAGGTGTAGCTGTAGCTAAAGTTAAAGCTCATTCATCAGCTTATAAAGATAAAAATATACATAATAACATGGCAGACTTATTAGCTAAATATGGCAGAAGCAAGGCCTATGTAAAATAACACTTGACAGTAGCAATAAAGTAGTGTATAATTTCTTTAGAAGGTTGGCCGAGGTAATACTACTGCTTATTATACATTTTTATAGAGCAATCTAATACATCTCCATAAGTTGTACAAGTCTTTAAGCATTCTTCTTTGATAACATTAGAGCTTCTGCAAGAGCTTAATAACATCATCAGGAAGAGACTGATTATAACAATCACATGGTTCTTTAACATTCTTTACTACTTCTCTTATCTTGGTGATAGTCTTAATAGATTTCTTCTCAGCATTATTAAAGGCTGTAATAGATTCTTTAAGTTCACCTATTTCATTTCTCTTTTCAATATTATCTTTAATAGTTATTCCTAAAAGTACTGCTAATACAATAGCAACTATTACAGCCTTCATATCATAGTGCTCCTATAACAATTAATAAAGCTCTAGCAACTGTCTCAGCATGCTCAGGATATACAAAGGCTACACCAGCTATTACAATAACACCTATAGCAGCTGCTACTTTCTTTCTGTGTTTCTTTATAAACTTCCACATTTACTCCTCCATTCTATCCAATAGCTGTAAGAGCACTCCACGCTCTGTTGAAAGCTTTAGATACTCATTAGCATCATACTCTCTATCAGCATTATCCATCTCTGCAATAGAGCTTTCAATATCTTTTATTCTATTCTCAACATTCTTATATGCAGGACTGTTCTTGTCTATGATACCTTTTAAGTTAGGCTTAGCAGGTATATCTATTTTATCTTTACCTACCTGTTGAACATCCTCATACATATCTGGTGTAAGCTGTCCATCAGAATCTTCAATAGGTCTTAAGGAAGCACCTGCAATAGGAATAGAACCAGATACTTTAGCAGATCCTTTAAGCTCTTGTGCCTTTGCTCTTGCTTCTGCTATAGCTTTTCTATCTCTCTCTAGTTTACCTTCTTCAGTAACAGCACCAGTAGCTTCAGCAGATTTAACAGACTGCTCCAATCTATCAGCAGACTTCATCAATGCTTCTGCTTCTTTTAAAGCATTCGTAGCACCTGTTCTAAGCCCTCCTACAGCCTTACTGAATAAGCTTTGATCTTCCCTATTGACAACCTTTTCTCCTGCTGCTAGAGGCTTTACAGTGCCATTAGAGAGGTTATTAATAAGACCTTTACGAGCTGTAGGAGATATGCCTGCAAAAGAACTGTTAAACTTATCTACTTCTGCTAGTGTTTCATCATTACTAAAGATTCTACCAACTGCACCAGCTAATGAAGGCAGGTAAGTGCTTGCATCTTTCCAGTTGAAAGCTCCTTCTTCAGTCATAACAAGGTTACCAGTGGATTCATCATAGCGCAATCTATCAGCTTGAAAAGAATTGATTAAGGTATTCAAGTTATCAACAGCTGTAGGATCTTTTATGATAGCATCTGCATAAGCTTTAGCACCTTCAATAGCTTGTGTGTTATCTTCATAACGCTTCTTAAGATCTGGTTCAGCCTGTTGCATTCTTCTAGCTAATGCAGGATCCTTTAAAATACCAAGCATATCATCAGCATTCTTAGACATTACTTCAGCTTGATCAGGTGTAAGGTTCTTAAGGTCACCATTATAGTCTACAGAATCTTGAGAGAATACAACAGCTTGTCTTGATAACAATGATAAAGGATAGTTACTATCTGTTAAGTTAGCTTTAAGAACTGTAGAAGATACCTGAATAGAACCTTTGTCAATAGCTCTATCAATAGGTTGACCTAAGAGATACTGTTGCTTATCTATTGTATCTGTGTTGTAGACTTTATTAGCAAACTGTGATAAGAAGTTTTCATTACCTTGTCTAAGATATGGAATAACCTCATGAGGAATGTTGTACATTAAAGCACCTTCAGGGATGCTTCTTACAGCTTGCTGAGTACCTGCATCAAGGTAGTTCATAGCTTTCTTCATAGCTTCTGTATTGTCTACAATATCCTTATACTTGTTCTGCATAAGAGTACCTACGTCCATTGAACGCATCATAGCATCTTTGTTAAGAGTAGCTTCTCTATAGTCCATACCATTAGCAACACCCTGCTGTACTACCATATTGCCTAAGTCTGTAAAGAACTCTTGAGTAATCTCTTCTCCAGCATTCAATTTGTTCTGGATAATCCTATGCATATTAAGAACACCAAGCTCATCAAAAGCTTTATCACGTTCTACAGTAAGCTTCTCTCTATCTTCATCAGACAATCCCATATCACTGAGAGCTGTGTTATAGTAATTAACAGTGTCTTGAATATGATTAGATCTTTCAATGAACATCTTAACTCTACTATCAGTCCACCCTTTAGCATAATCATTGGCAGCTCTGAACTCTTCTATTTCAGCAGTCTGTCTCTTTGTCTCATGGCCTGCAATAATCTTTTGCTGTTGCTGTGACAGAGCATACAAACCTCCATCAAACTTCTCACGTCTCTTTGCAAGCTCTAATGCATCATAACCTTGAGCCATGTACTGATCAGTTAAAGCTCTAATACGTGTTTCAGCTTGCTCATAATTATATCTACCCTGTCTCTGTCCTTGTACAATTTCATCAACAGCTAACACATACCCATTATAGTCTGGTTTAGTTTTAGTAAGTTCTTCAATAGCTCTACCAAGTCCAGACAGATCTATATTAACATCTGCCCTATACTTAGGAATGTTTCTAGGTGTAGGTGTAGGAGCTTTTACAGCTGCACTATAGTTTACTGTAGGAGCATATCTACCATTTATACGAGTATTTTGATCTGCCATTTGTACCATTACTTTTGTCCTTCTTTCATTAACAAATAATCTCTAATAACTTTTCTAAGACCTGTGACATCCTGCATATTCTTCTCAGACACTTCAGCAGTTGTTGTAGGAAGTCTATAGAATTTCTCTACAGCCTGTGTAAGATCAAAGTCAACTGCATTCTGATACTCTAAATGATTGTATGTGATCTTTGATTTAGCTTCACCAAAGGCTTTCTTATAGTTCTCCCATACTTTCCAGTAGTCATCAGTCATAGCAGCAGAGTCTTCATACTTGCCCATGCTTCTATAGTCTACTAATTGATCCATAAAAGGTTTAAGACTTTTAGCTGCTTCTGATATTTCTTCTCTATAGTCTCTAAGCACATACTTATTAAGGTGCACGCGCTCTTCATTAATATCTTTAAAGCCTATGAGACGCATAACAATATCTTGAGTACTCACATTGTCTCTTATAAGCTGTCTATTGCTATCATACATTTGTCCTGTCTTAGCACCTAATACAGCATTGGAGATGTTTCTTAATGATGCCGGTGCAGACCTATCAGAAGCTCTATTAACAAGCCATGTATTAAGACTGGGCACATCCGTAGCAGGTGCAAAGACTTCTTTAACAGCGTTATAAACTGATGCAAGCTGTCCTCCTGTCTTAAGACCTGGCATATTCAACTCTAACAGACCTTTATCTGTATTAAAGATATTGAAGTAAGTATCGATAGTATCTAATAAACCTAAGCCCTCTTGAAGATCATAGCCATGAGCCCTAGCAAGATTTGTTAATAGACCATTACTAATATCATTTGCTACTTCTTCAGGTATATCTGTATTCTCTGTAAAGAATCTATAGGCATTCAATCCTACTTCAGCTCCAAGAGTTCCACCAACACCCCATAAAGCTAGCTGACTTGTTGCAAGTCTTATACGTTGTGCTTTAGTAAGTCTTGTATTGAATAATGCTTCAGTCATACGTGCAGGGTATGTTAACCACTGTTGCAAAACACCAGCAGAAGCCTGCATCTTACTGATATCAAACCTACTCATGTTAATATAAAGATCATCAGAGTGTTGTGCAATCTCTGCAAATGATGCTTTAGGATTCGATAAGAACGATGTAAGATCTGATACAAAGTAATCCATCTTGTTACCAGCATTTGCAAACATTGTAGAGTTCTTAGTAATGAATCTAGCACGTCTTAGCATATCTGCATGTTCTCTTGACATACCTGGTCTAAGATCCTGTACTTTAAAAGAACCATACCAGTCACAATACTCTAAGAATCTATCAAGATCTTTTCTAGAAATTCCAATAAGTCTGTTCAAAACATTAGCTGTCTCTTTCATAAACTTATTGGAGTCTTTAAAAGCATAAGCCATAGACACAAAGGGGGATGCTAGCAATGCATGAGAACCATGAACAGGATGAATTGCAAGCTTAGTAAGAACACCAAAAGACTGCTTCATAAATTGTGCAGTATTGTATATGCCCATAGCAAAATGGAAACCAATGCCTGTCATAAATTGATCAGGTCTTGTATCGGCTAACTTCTGCCATGCTTTAGCATCTCTAGGTATGCTTATTTTTTCACCAGCATTGCTCAAGCCTCTTGCAGTCCAGGTTAAGACATGCTTAATGTATTTATCAGCTGGTGTTTCAGCCATAGCAAAGATATTGTAGCGATCTCTAAAACGCATAGCAGCCCTGATACCATCTCTCATACCTTCAGGAGCTTCATCAATCTTCATTAAAGGAGCATCTCTAAGAGTGTCTAAAGAAGTTTTACCAGTATTATCCCAGTAACGAGTATCAATAAACTGTCTAAAGTTTCTATAAAATTCTTTTGCCATCCATTGTTCAGCTTCACCAATAGTATTAGTGTATGCAGCTTTGGCAAGAGTCTTATCATAGATCTCAAAGACACTTTTGATAGGGGCGTGATCACCATTTAAGGAGTCTAACAAAGCTCCACGTTCATTGAAGTATCTATCTCTAGCCCTAGCAAGTTCATAAAGAGCATCAGTAGAACTAACACCGGCTTGATCAATACTTTTTAAAGTATTATTATACACATACTTACCGCCTTCTTCAAGCAGTTGCAAGTCATGAGAAGGATCTATAAAGGTCTTCATAATATTGTCAAGGTCTTCCCAAGTCTCAATATTAAAGTACTTGAACTGTGCTTGTGCTATTCTTCTAGCAGCTGTTGCAATGTCACCATCTTCTTTAGCAGCTCTGTAGATTCTAATAGCTCTATTGCCTTCATCTACATACTGTTGCAAAGCTTTTCTATTTGTACCAGCTCTTAAGGTTTTAGCAGGGCCATTATAGATATTCTTATTACCATAAAAAGTTCTACCATTCTGCACATACATATTGCCAAAAGTATACGCACGTCTTCCACCACCTTGATAGTTCAATAAGAAACGAGGCAATGGGCCTTCTTTAAGCTCTTCAGGATTAATCAAAGCGTAATTAAAGTTATCTTTAGTGCTTGAAATACTGAGACCTTTAACAATTACTTTATCTTTTGCAAGATTCTTAAAGTCTTCAAAGGGCATCTTAGTTGTATCTAAGTCTTTGATTTTCATAGTATCATAGACATCTTCAGTGATATCATCAATGTTAATACGCTTGCCTATGATGTTATCTCCATACAGCTGATAACCTTCTCTTGTTAAAGTTCTTACAAGCTTATCATTATTAATGATGTAATCTGCATCAGATAAGTGTTTTAAATCATAGTAGGCTTTCTTAACTTTTTCAGATACACCCATATCTTCTAATTGATCTGGAGTCTTCCATGCACCTTTACCTTCATTAGCTTGTTGGCCCTTAACGTATAAATCATCTAAAGAATCAGCTTCATGCTTATTAAGAGATCTGAGAGACTTACCATACTTCTCATCAAGCTTTGCTCTTAATACAGCTTCTTTTCTAGCAGCTTCAACAACTCTTTCTTGCAATCTTTTGCTAGTACTTACACCAGCACCAGCGAACATACGAGTAAAACCTTTAGCTTTGAAGTCTTTAATAGTTCCTTCAATAGGCGTGAAGTCTTCATCTTTTAAAGGTTGCATATATCTTATGAAGAAACCTTCGCCATCTGTGTGAGCTACAGTAAAGCTTCCTTCAGGCAGTCCAAGTTTCTTAGCTTTAAAGTATGCAGCTGCTTCATCCATTGCATGACTACCATCCATACCTGTACCAATATCAACAGCTACTAATGTTTCTCCTGAAGGACCTTGTACAAGATCTATAGCATTAACATCTGCAAGATCATTAAGCTCTTTACCATAGAGTGCTTTGAAGTTTTCCTTAAACAATTCTCTATTTACAAAGAGTTCTTCATCATCCATAACACCAGCCGCTCTAGTCTTATTAATGATCTCCATAGCTTCTCTATCAGCCAGTACATCAGCTACTTCAGCCTCTATTTTCTTGCTGTAACTTGTAGTCATACTGCCTTGGAAAGGTTTAAGAGCATTAGGTAACACATACTCCTCAACTACTGCAGCTCTATCACCTTCTTTAACAGCCGTGATAATGCCTGTCTTAGCTTGTGTTACTTTACCAGCAGCTTTAGCAGCTCTAATAGAATTATTAACAGCTCTAATAACTGGTGTAGCTACTTCAAATCCTCCAAAGAAGTCATTAAGAGTATTGGGATTGGTGTTAAATTCTTGCATAAAGGCATTAATAGTGGCAGGACCAGCCCAAGATTTCTTCCACATATACTCATCTACCTGATCAAGGAACTGTTTAAGCTCTTGTTGGCTATGAGAATTGGCATAATCCCAGATATATTTCTTCTGTCTATTTCTGATAGTATCTGATGAAAGCTCTATTGCAGACTCTTTACCAAAAGGAAACACATTACTATCTAAGATGTTAGCACCTAATGCAGGTATAAGAGTTCTTATGGCAGTTTCACCAGCATATGCAAGAGTATCTAAATCTCCTGCTTCAGGTTTGTATTCTAAAGGATTGCTCAATATCTTACCAAAGCGTTTCCAGTCTCTTGAGTTCTCTGCTTTCTCTATATTCTTCTGTCTCCAGCTCTCAATAATCTCTGCTTTGGCTAATGCATCTAACTGATCTTCTGTAAATGCACTATTAGCAGCATTGATAGCCGTCTGTTCATCTTCATTGTAAGCTTCTGCTATGCTGTTTATTGCTGCTTCTCTCTCTAAAGATATATCTTCATCATCCACAGAAGCTTTTAGTGCATAGTTTTGTACTGCTTCAGTAACATTAGCAGGCTCTGCACCTTCTAACATAGCACTCTCTGAAGCTCTATAAAGAATATCTAATTCATCTGCTACTTGCCGCTGTGCTAACTGTGCTCTTATTCCTTTAAAGTTTGCTGAAGGACTAATACCAGCTCTCTGTTGCAGTTCATATTCCCGCTCTCTCTGAGACTGTGGCATATCTTCAGAAGTTACATTAAAGTTTACACGTGATTCTTCTGCAGCATTTCCTAAAGTTAATCTTTCCATATCCAAATCCCATTAGAGTTACTTACAATAGATCTTGAGCCAACACCTCCTGTAGAAGCATTAAGGTATCTAGAGTCATCAACAGGAATATTAATAGGTGCTTTGCCTCTTAAGCCTGCATATCTGAAAGCACCTTGAAGCATATTAGAAACACCTGTAGCATAATCTCCAGTAGCTACTTGGCCTACACCTTGACCTATTCCAGCACCTGCAGCAGCGCCTCCAAGACCTGCTCCAACTGGCGCCAACAATCCTCCAGCAGCTGCTCCAGCTACTATGCCAGTTGTTTGGAAAGC